CTGTTTCTGGTTATGAGTCTAGTGGTAGTGAGTTGTATGATTCAAGCCCTGCAGGAGAAGTTACTAACCCGTATGTAGCTCCGATTGGAATGAACACTAAACCTGTATTATCTACTGGAATACCTCCAGAAGGAGGCCTAGGAGGATTACTTGGTGAAGATAGTCAACCTGCAAATCAATTTAAAATTAAATCTATAGAAGAAAGAAAACAAATAGCAGAAGATATGAACAATGCTCCTACAGGTCTTATGAAAGCAGATGGAACTAGGGCTCCTGTAACTTTTGAAAATATAGCGGACGGAAGCAATACTATGCCATCAATGCCTATAAAACCAAAAAGCGACAATCTTTTTGGTAATATAATGCAGGCAACTCCTTCGATAGGAGGTGGACCTAGCCTTACACAAACTGCAGATCCTATAAGACAAGCTTATGATAAACTCCAAACAGACGTTAAAGAACAAAGAAAAATAAATCCATACACTAGAAATGTTTTATATGGAGAAAACATGACATTCGAAGACTTTAAAAAAAGTTATGATGCAGGTACAGATCCTAACCAACCAACATATTCCGGACCACAGTTACAAGGTCAATTACAATCTTCAGGTGGAGGACAATTACTTGGTGGAGGATTATATAATTCTATGAATTCAAGAAAAGAAAATCCATTAGGTCCCGTACAAAGATTAGCAGACGGCGGTATTGCAGGTTTAAGACAGGGTTATGCAGGTGGAACTTTAGTTGACAAAGGTCGTAGAGGGTTTTTAAAATTTTTAGGTGGAACTGCAGCAGGTGTTGTAGCTCTTAAAACAGGACTTGCTAAAATACTTGGCAAAGATTCAGGGGCCGTGAGCAAAAAAGTAATTGATGAAGTAATTATTGATGGTGGCTCAGGCGCACCGGCATGGTTACAACCATTAGTAAATAAAGCTCTTAGAGAAGGTACAGATATTACAAAAAATAATTCAATTAAAGATGGTCAGGTTGTTAAATCATTAGATACACCAACTGGTAAAGTTGACGTTTACTATGACACAAGAACTGGTGAAGTTGATGTAGATTATATTGGTGGAAACACTGCACTTGGCGAAAGTGTTAATATGAGATACACACCAGGCATTGCTGATGAAGGAACTAAGGGTGTTAAACCGGCAGATGAGTTTGAAGCAGTTGAACGTATTCCAGAACAAACAATGTTTGGTGTTGATGATTATGAATTAACGATGGGAGAAAATGCTGTAGGTGATGTTAAAGGTTTGTATTCTGATACATCAGAACTTGCAGAACTAGGTGGTGAAAAACTTTTAATTAAAGATATATCCGAATCTATTAAAAAGAAAAAAGTTTTAAAACAAATGGGAGAGGATCCAACTGAGTTTGCAACGGAGGGGTATAGTACAGGTCAATACTACGACCCAACTTAATATGAGCAACGATTATTTTAAAGCACAGGGATGGTTCAAGAACTATGCAACGTCTTCCGAAGACAGTCGTGGCATGTTTCAGCAATTAGTCAAAGAAGACGAAGAAGCTTTTAGAATAGCTAGTGCTGAGACTGATAGAATTAAAGAAGAAATGAATAAAAAGTTTGGTTCAGGAACCATTAAATATGGTTCAGAAATAAACACACCTCCTAAAACTATTGAAAGAGATATGTTTGATAATGCGTTTACTGGAATCGAAGATGAGACTAGAGAATATTATTTAAAATATTTAGAAGATAGACCGGAAGGATCTAAAGGAAAACCTATTCCATTAAAAGATTTTGCTCCAGAGTTTATAAGAGAAAATGCAGCTGAAGGTGGACGGATGGGTTTTAATAAAGGATTAGATGTTAAACAAATAATTGTTCCTAACAAAACTTTTAATAAAAAGAAAATAGGACTTTATAATAGCAGAAATAAAGCTACAAAAGAATATACAGGTCAACCGTTTGTAAGAGATTCTACAAAACTTAAACCTTTACCACCTAATGCAGTTAGATCAGGAGAAAGTGTAATATTTTTAGGTGAAAATGCTCAAGCAGATGCTGAAAAATTTTTAAAATTAACAAAACCTAAAGGTGGAGATCTTACTGAATTAAAAAGACTAATTAATGAATCTAATAACGGTTTTAAATTTGTTAAAATAAAAGATTTACAAGAAATTGCTGGTTTTAGTAGGCAAACTAGTTTTGGTTCTAGCAGTGGTATTTATGGTTCTTTAGACACATTAGAAACTAAATTACAAAAAGCATTTGATTATGTAATGGGAGATCCTAATAAACTTGTTGTTGATATGTTTGATCCAATGAGTCAAGTTAAAAAATTAGTAGGAACTAACGATGCTCCTGGAAGATATTTAAAAGGATATGAACCTTATGAATCAAGTAAAAAAATAATTGGAGTTTTAGCTAAACCAAAATCTAAAACTAAACTTCGTAAAGCAGAAGGTTTAACTTTTGGAGATTTAGAATTTAGAATAGATAATAATGTTAAAGGAGATGTATTATTTGCTCCACCTAAACAAATAAGCGCTGAAACTAAAATATTTGATATTGCTGATAGACACATTAAACAAGGGGGAACTAAAATTGAATGGACTGTAAAACCAGAAATAACTCCAGGAGGTAATCCTAGTTATGGAGAAGCAAGATTTAAATACAATGGTAAAGAATATGGAATGGGTGAATTAATTAATAATGCTAAAGATGATCCTAATTTTAAAGAATTTTTTAAAGCTCAAAGAGAATATAAAACAATTAACGATAAAATAGTAGAACATCCTAAAACAGGTGAGAAGATTAGATTTGGTAATTTAATGAAAGAAGTTTATGGAGATTCAGTAGTGCCTTATAATGTTGATCATTATAAATCAATATTAGACGAACCCTTTACTAGTCTAAGAGTTTTACCAAGAAGAATTAATACAGCTGCTGGAAACATAAAATCATTTAATGAAATGGATATTACTAATCCAGCATTATCTAAAAAATATTCTGATGCAGGAAAAGAAATGCAACTTAAAAAAATTGGTTATAACTACAACCAATCAATTGATGATTTAATAGAAGCAGAATTAAAATTAGCTAGAGATGTTTTAGTAGATGGAAGAGTTTTAAGAAAACCAAATGAAATAATTGAAAGCATAAGAAAAGGAGAAAATTATAAACCTGATTTTTATTCTAAAGATGCAAAACCAGGTCCTGGTTTTGATAAAGTAATTCCAGATATAGACTACATCGATGGCAAAAAAGATTTTGTTGGTGTTAATTCCGGGTTTAATACTGACTTGTTAATGAAAGACCCATTAGTTCAAAAAATATTAAATTCTAAATCAGGGCAAGCAATTGCAAAAAGTTTAAGAGGAGCAGCTGGCACAGTTGGTAAAGTATTTGGTGGAGCTGATGTTGTTCTTGGAATATTAGATTATCAAAACAATATTAGTAAAGGTCAAAAACATAATGAAGCATTAGGTAATGCAGTTCAAGCAATGTCGTTTGGTTTATACAAAAGTGGTGACCGAGCAAGAGTAAAAGAAGTTAAAGATATTTTTGTAAAGAACGGTGGCGACGGAGAAATATTTGATCAAGCAACTGCGTTAAATGCTAAAGATCAAGAAATAAATGATCTTATCTTTGACAGTAAGAAAAAAGCAGATACTTTCGTAAGATACGCTAAAGAAGGTAGAGGGGTTTTAACTCCTGATTTAGAAAAATCTAAATCAGATTATAACGTTTTAAAAAAGAATTTAAACGAAGAAATTAAAAACAAAATACAAGAACGAGATAATATGGTTGAAAGCTATAAAACTAATCTAAGAGTTAGTGAAGCTGGAGCACCTATTCAAATTGGTGGTAATGAATTTTTTAGTCAACCATTTAAAGATATAAAACAATCTACAATGGATAAAATTGCAGAAGAAAATAGAAAAGCATATGACATGCAAAAAAGACAAGTTAACTTTACTTCTGGTAAATATGGTAACTTTTTACAAAATAATATTTTTACAATGAATCCACAAGAAAAAGCAGCGCTTCAAAAACAAATTAATAATATGGATGAACGAGAATTATATAAATTTAATTTATCAAGAGGAATGGACCCTGACAATTTAATTAGATTTGAAGATTTATTAAATATTAAATCAAGTAATCCTGATTTAATGGGTGTTAATACAACTAAATATGTTAATTATGATGACCGAAAAGCCGAAGGTGGTATAACAAGTTTAAGGAGTAAATATGAGTATAAAAAATAAACCAACAAATAAGAAAAACCCAACATTGGTAAAAAAAACTAATCCTGGTTTTAAATGGTGGTCAGTACCACCTAAAAAAGGACCGCTATCACAGGGGTTGAAATTACCACAAAAACAAGTTAAGAAAGTCTAGGAGAAAATATATGGCAGATATAGACAAAGCTCTCCCTAACGAACGACCTGAAGACGAAGTTCTAAAAGAACAAATGGAAGAGGTTGATGTTGCAGACGAGTTAGGTAAGGGACCAGTAGAAATTACAGAAGACGACGAAGGGGCTACAATTGATTTTGACCCTAACGCAATGCCAATGCCCGAAGAAGGCGGCGACCACTTTGCAAACTTAAATGAATTACTTCCAGAAGACGATACAAGTGCTATGGGTAGTCAATTACAAAATGACTACATGGAATATAAAACTTCTCGTAGAGAATGGGAACGATCTTACATTGAAGGTTTAGGTTTATTAGGATTTAAATACGATCAAAGAACAGAACCGTTTCAAGGAGCAAGTGGTGCAACTCACCCAGTTTTAGCTGAAGCTGTTACACAGTTTCAAGCATTAGCTTACAAAGAATTATTACCAGCAGATGGACCTGTTAGAACTATGGTTATGGGTGCATCTAATCCTATGAAAGAACAACAAGCTCAAAGAGTTAAAAACTTTATGAACTATCAAATTATGGATCAAATGAAAGAATACGAACCTGAGTTTGATCAAATGTTGTTTTATTTACCACTATCGGGTTCTACATTTAAAAAAGTTTATTATGATGATTTATTGGGAAGAGCAGTTTCTAAGTTTATCCCAGCGGATGATCTTGTTGTTCCATACACGGCTACCTCATTAGACGATGCGGAATCAGTCATCCATGTTATCAAGATGTCGGAAAACGATCTGCGTAAGCAAATGGCTGCAGGTTTTTATTCTGACATCGAGTTAACTAAACCAACTGGTACAGTAACAAACGAGTTAGAAGAAAAAGAAAGAGAAGTCGAAGGACTTACAAAATCCCAAAGAATAGATCCTTTATACACAATTCTAGAATGCCACGTTAATCTAGACTTAGAAGGATTTGAAGACCTTGGCCCCGACGGAGAGCCAACGGGAATAAAATTGCCTTACGTCGTTACAATCGAAGAAGGCAGTAGGAAGGTTTTGTCTATTAGACGAAACTTTGCGCCCAATGATCCAAAGAAAAATAAAATCCAATATTTTGTCCACTTCAAGTTTCTGCCAGGACTAGGATTTTATGGCTTAGGATTAATTCATATGATTGGCGGATTGAGTCGTACTGCAACTGCGGCTCTCCGTCAGTTATTAGATGCAGGGACATTATCAAACCTACCAGCAGGATTTAAGCAAAGAGGTGTCAGAGTAAAAGATGATGCCGCAAATATACAACCAGGAGAATTTAAAGATGTTGACACTCCAGGTGGTAATCTAAAAGATGCTTTCGTATTCTTACCTTACAAAGAACCATCAGCAACGTTATTACAATTGATGGGAATTGTAGTTCAAGCAGGACAGAGATTCGCGTCTATTGCTGACATGCAGGTTGGAGACGGGAATCAACAGGCCGCTGTTGGTACGACCGTAGCTCTTTTAGAACGTGGTTCAAGAGTAATGTCAGCAATTCATAAAAGACTTTACGTAGGTCTTAAACAAGAATTTAAAATACTTGCTAAAATATTTGGCGAGTCATTACCACCAGAATATCCTTACGATGTTCCAGGTGCATCAAGAAATGTTAAAGCAACAGACTTTGATGACAGAGTAGATGTTTTACCTGTAGCTGACCCTAATATATTTTCTATGAGTCAGAGAGTTTCATTAGCACAAGAACAATTAAGATTAGCAACCTCTAACCCACAAATGCATAATATGTATATGGCTTACAGAGGAATGTACGAAGCAATTGGTGTAAAAGATATAGACAGAGTCTTACCACCACCTCCACCCAACATGCCAAAAGATCCAGCATTAGAACACATTGATGCAATGGGGCAAAAATCTTTTCAAGCGTTTCCAGGTCAGGATCACAGAGCACATATTACAGCTCACTTAAACTTTATGTCTAGTAATTTTGTTAGAAACAATCCTAGCATTACAGCAGCGTTAGAAAAAAATATTATGGAGCACATATCATTGATGGCACAAGAACAGGTACAACTAGAGTTTCCACAAGAAATGCAGATGTTACCACAAATGCAACAAGCAGCTGTACAAAACCCACAAATAAAACAACAGATGCAACAAATATCTCAAAAGATAGAAGCTAGAAAAGCATTATTAATTGCTGACATGACTGAAGATTTTATGAAGGAAGAAAAACAAATAACATCTCAGTTTGACCATGATCCATTACTTAAATTAAAACAAAGAGAAGTAGATTTAAAAGCTATGGAAACAGAACGTAAAATTAGTGAAGATGAAGCTAGAATAAATCTTGATAGAGCTAAGATGGTACAAGCAAAAGATCTAAATGATAGAAAACTAGAACAAAATGAAGAATTAGCTAATCTAAGAGCTGATACAGCTATTGAAAAATCAATGATGTCTGCAGACGTTAAACTAACATCTGATGCTATGAAATCCCGAGACGTAAATGTCTTGAAAGGACCTAAAAGATAGTATAATAACAATTAGGAGAAAATTATGAAGGACCCAAAAATAACAAAACCAGTTGGAGTAAACAAAGATGGTTACGCTAGTGGCGGAGTAGAGATAGAAACACCTTCTCAAAACTTGCACTTAGATCCAAGATCTAAATCAAGTATCAGAGGACAAAACTATATTGCTCAAGGTGACACTGTAACTGTTAAAGGTACGAAAACTAGAAAACCTGTAAAAGCTACTTGGTACTAACATGTGGTTATCGGCAATCAAATTAGCCGTTTCTGCTGGAAGTAAAATTTATGCTAACAAGCAGAAGACGAAGATAGCTATGTCGGATGCACAGCTTATGCATGCATCTCGTATGGCCGAAGGTAAAGAAGCTTACCAAGGAAAACTTTTAGAGGCTAGACAATCGGACTGGAAGGACGAGGCGGTTTTAATAATTTTAAGTTTGCCCATAGGAATTTTAGCTTGGGCAGTGATATCGGATGATCCAACAGCTATGGACAAAGTGAAATTGTTTTTCGATATGTTCTCTCAGCTTCCGTCATGGTTTACAAATTTGTGGATTCTTGTCGTAGCGAGCATTTATGGTATAAAAGGAACTCAAATTTTTAAAAACGGAGGAAAAAAATGAGACAAAACGGACTAAGATCAAATGTCAGATTTCCAACTGGAGCATCTGGTATGAAAAAAGGTGGATCTGCTAAAAAGAAAAAGCAGGGCTACAAAGATAGAAAAGATGAATCTATTGCTATGAGAATCAAAAAGAAAAGAACTAAGAAACAACTTAAAGATTCTGCTGATGAGTCATATGGCAAGTTTGGTTCTAAAGCTAAGAAATCTGGTAAAATAAACAAGTAATGTTTAAAAAGTTAAAACATTTTATTTGCAAACTATTTAACATCAAAGCATGTATGTGTGATGAAGTTGATGAGCACATAGAATTTTTTACAAAAGTACCTGAACCGGATACACCGGTTCATAAACCAAAACATTGTGGGTCGCATACAAGATTTATAAAATCTTGCCATCAATGTCTTGCAATAATATAATAAAGGAGAAACTATGCCGGGAATAGAAAAAAAAGGTAGAAGCATGATTGCTAACTACAAAAAAGGTGGAAAAGCTAAAAAGAAAAGTAAGTTTCCAGATCACTCAGGTGATGGTAAAATTACTAAAAAAGATATTTTAATGGCTAAAGGAATAATTCCTAAAAAGAAAAAAATGAAGAAGGGAGCTAAATAATGGCAAAAGCAAAAGGACTCTACGCGAATATTCACGCGAAAAAAAAGAGAATCGCTGCTGGCTCAGGTGAGAAGATGAGAAGACCTGGAGCTAAAGGTGCACCGACTGCTGCTAATTTTAAAAGAGCAGCGAAGACAGCTAAAAAACCTAAAAAGAAAAAGGCGTAATGTTTAAATCACCTAACGCTGGTCAAACTGCATTAACGTTGCAACATGCAACGTCTCCAAGAGCTGGTTACAAACCACC